CTGACCGCCTTAACCAGAAGATTTATCGCATGATGGCTGTTAATTGTGGCCACCACGAGGAATACTTTCTTGATATTGTGCACGATAAGGGTCACGCTGATTGGTTTTTAGATTCTAATGAATGCAAAAAGCACAATCTCGCGAATGAGGTACGTGTCCCAGAATTAAAAATAGAAACAAAGATTCAATTCAGCTTTAAGTGATTCTACTTATGGTATGTCGGTTACTAAAAGAATTAAATGGCAACGCGCTCTGGGGCAGCTTCGATATAATTACGAAGAGCTTGGATTCATAGAACAGATAAGCAAAGAGTATGCGGTAGAATTTCAGGCATACTATGAGCAATATTGCGCCAAGCGCGGAGTTAATATTTCAGAATTAAATAACCAAAACCGTGAAAGAGTAAATACGTTATACAATATTGAAAAAACAATACCAAGCGAGGAACACGAGCCAGAATCCCAAGTGGGACCAGCGAATGATACGGACATAACTCTGCACAAAGGTTCCTCCCAGAAGGATAAAGAAAAGGAGTACCAAATGACTGCCGATGAAATAGCAGTACACGAAGCCTTCTCCCGACTCTTTAAGCGAATCGCCCTTAAGATTCACCCTGACAGACTGCAGAGTGATATATCAGCAGCAGAACGTCAGACCAGCATAAATATGTTCCAAAAAGCCAAGAAGTCACTTGAGGACAGAAAATATTATGTTTTACTTGATATTGCCACACAATTAAAAATATCAACCCCCAAAAATTATTCCCAGCAAACACGCTGGATGAAGAAAGAGAACATTGAAATTGAACAACGAGTCATGCACGCCAAGTCTACATACAACTTCATTTTCTCAGAACTTGAGAGTGACGAAGAGAGAGATCACTTGATAAGAAATTTTATCCGACAAGTTTTTCAGATTCATACAGAATAAGTTGTTGACATTACGTCCAGCATCTGTTATATTAATATAGTAAACACAAAAGGAGGGTCAGATGGCCACAACAAATGAAGAGAGAAAGCGCTACGTTAGGGAATATATTCGTTCCTTGGTAGCAATTGAGGAGGCAATGGAGCCCTATAAGGATCAGAAGCGTGACTTGCGAACTGAATTTCGTGAAAATGGCTGGCTAGATACTGATGAGATTCGAGCAGCCGTAAAGGCGTATCGCCTTTTTAAGGGCAAGGTCAACATCGACGAAGTTGTTGAGAACTTTAATATGATTTCTGGAAATGATGGAGGTGAGAGTTGATTATTCAATATTCTAAGACTCGCCACAACTCACGAACACCCCAACGCGCCAACCCCTCTGATGCCGGCCTTGATGTATTCTATTGCCCAGAAGAAGCAAATGCTGCTGGCAAGTGGCTGTCGCCAGGAACATCCAGCTTGTTCCCCACTGGGCTTAAATTTGGTATACCTCACGGCTATATGTTGGAGGTAAAGAATCGTTCTGGTGTAGCTGCTCGCCGTGGACTGATTGTCGGGGCTTGCGTTGTTGATTCCGGATATAGTGGAGAGGTGTTTGTTGATCTTCATAACATTGGCAGAGAGCCCCAGTTTGTCACCCCAGGCGATAAAATTGCACAGCTTGTAATGACCCCAGTGGTACACTTCAATGCGCAAGAATCAACGTCAGAGGAGCTTTATTCAGAGGCAATTACAATAAGTGGTCGTGGTGACGGCGCATTAGGGAGTACAGATGGATAAGAATACAAAACAAGTCATGTTCAGTTCAAAGACTGGCAATTGGGCAACACCCCAAGAATTTTTCGACAAGCTAAGTTGGAGATTTGGTCCTTTCGATTTGGATCCTTGTGCAAGCACCCACAACACAAAGTGTGCTAACTTCTTCACCAAGTCCGAGAACGGATTGGAGAAAGACTGGGAAGGGTTTACGTGCTTTGTTAACCCTCCATATGGAAGAGGTATTGACAAGTGGATCGAAAAAGGTTATAATGAAGCTATGAAGAATGATACAAAGGTTGTGATGCTAATCCCAGCCCGCACCGATACAAAGTATTGGCACAAGTATGTGATGAAAGCATCAGAGATTCATTTTGTAAAGGGTCGCCTAAAGTTTGGCGATAGTAAGAATTCCGCACCATTCCCATCAGCGGTCGTAGTATTTGACGGTGGCGATGAGTTGTGGAGAGTAGAAGGCATTAATAAGTAAGGAGAATAACAATGACCGAAGATATTTTAAATGCAGCAATCCAAAAGCTGCGAGCAATGGCGCTAGAACAATATGCGCTGATTAAGGATACAGTCCATAATCCGGCTACGCCCGAAACTGTTACAACGATTAGTAGTTGTGCAGTCAACTTAGCGCAGCTTGAGGGGGCGATGATTACTCTGCAGCAGTACTCGCCGACAATTCTGGCTCTCACTGATGCCGAGAAATTAGCTGCAGCCGCTGTCGAACAGCCGACGCCAGAGGAAGAGTCCCCCGAAGAGGCCGTCATCACCGACAAGGACTTAGTTGAAAGATCTTCTTCCTTTAGAAAGTCCCAAGGACTGAAGCCGAAGGTGTCTAAGCCAAAGCCAAAAAAAGGAAAGAAGTAGATGAACCGAAAGCAACGACGAGCGGCAGCGAAGGTCGGCAAGGAGAACGACATCTCTGATCAGGTAGCGATGTTTCAAAATTTGCCAGACGAATGTCTGGCGTGTTTAAAACCCTTTGATAAGAAGGACAAAGCCATGGCTTTTACGTGGAATGTCGTTATTAAAGATAAGGACACAGTAAGGCTTTATTGCCCAGAGTGCTGGAACAAGGCTCAAACAGCAGTTAAAGAATTTAGAGAGGAGAGAGAAAAATGAGTGTAACAAGAATTTCGGAAGACGGACTCAAGCAGATTTTAAATAATCGAGTACTCACACCGGTGACATGTATAGTTAAATTTTATTCAAATAGTTGCCACATGTGCCATTCACTACAGGAGTACTTCGTGACCATCGCAGAACAGTATAAGCTAGATCCCAATATAGTATTTTATGCATACAATGTTGATGACGATCCATCTATTGAAAAACGGCTAAGCTTCACCGGGGTACCCACTATCCTAGCAATAAATCCAAACCCAGATTTACCTCCACGTATGCTCGCGGAGCACAAAGTCATGCCGGAACCAGAAGACCCCCATAAGAAGACTTGGTATAAAGTTAGAGATATAAAGAATTTCATCGAACAAGAGAGAATAAAGTGAATCAAAAGTATAACCTGTCATATGATGACGTATTACTACAGCCCCAGTACTCAGATATAAAGAGCAGGGCCGAGATTGATCTTCAGACCGATTTAGGAAGAGAACTCAAATTGCATCTTCCGGTATTCTCATCTCCGATGGATACAGTTTCTGAAAGCCAGATGGCTATTGAGTTGTCTGCCATAGGCGGCGCCGCAATTATCCATCGCTACAATACAATTGCTGAACAGACCAACCACTTGTCGGAAGCACTTCGTTCTGGCGCCACCAATGTTGGGGTAGCAGTCGGAGTATCGGGCGACTTCTTGGAACGCGCATTGTGTGCGGCTAAGGTGGGGGCAACATTTATATGTGTAGACGTTGCACATGGCCACCATGTGTTAATGAAGGAAGCTCTCCATCATTTACGTAGAAATCTTGATGATAGTATTCATATTATGGCAGGGAATGTCGCCACTCTTGAGGGTGTTAATGACCTGTCGGACTGGGGAGCAGACTCTGTGCGTTGCAATATCGGCGGCGGCTCTATCTGTTCGACCAGAATCCAAACTGGCCACGGGGTACCCGGCTTGCAGACTATTATGGATTGTGCTAAGACGGATCGCGATGTGGCTATTATTGCTGACGGAGGTCTTCGCAATTCTGGCGATATAGTAAAAGCCCTGTCTGCCGGTGCTGACGCTGTTATGTGTGGTTCACTGCTAGCGGGTACGACCGAGACACCCGGATCAGTAATTAAAGATTCACTAGGTCATTCTTGGAAAGAGTACCGAGGAATGGCATCCAAAGAAGCACAAATGAGTTGGCGTGGAAAATATTCCTCCTTCGAAGGTGTCACCAGTAGAATACCTTTTCGCGGCCCAGTCAGAAAAATCTTAGAGGACATTGAAAGAGGCGTACGCTCCGGGTTCTCATACTCCGGAGCCAAAAATCTAAATGAACTACAGGCAAAGGCTCAGTTTCTTATACAAACCACCTCTGGTCTGTCCGAAAGTCACACACATATCACTACGAGGAAGTGGTGATGTCAACAGAAATAGAATACGGAAAACTAACGAAGCGGATAGTGTTCACCGAGAATGATCACAGGCACGCACAATTGGTTTTAAAGTTGAAGCATGATGGACTGAAACAATCACAGTTCTTTCGCTCGCTAATAACTGCGTATCTTGCAGGAGATGATAGAATACAATCTTATGTTGACGAAATAAGCTCTCTGTCCAAGGAGCGTAAAACAAAGTCTAAGAAGCTCCGTTCCGATGGACAGCAGAAGATTAATGATTTTGGGTTTACTGACGGGGAGATAGACAATATATTCGATCTGATCGAAGAGGAACATCCAGAACTATGACTAAAGACGGTCTACTATCTTGTTCTCGAAAATGCAGAGAACTAAAAACGGCATGCCCTAATAAAGAATGTCGAATGTGGATAGATTTTAAAAAAGAGCATAATTGTGCTTTGATATCTATTTATGAAAACGGACCAATGACTTTACGTGAAATTGCTGAACGCTCTGGCATATCATTTGCAAGAGTAAAACAGATAGAAACGAAAGCAGTTGGGAAGATTAAAAACACTAATATTTTAAGTTGTTTTGAATTTTAGGGAACTATAAGCAACTAAACACTATTTACAATTGAGTTTCGCAAAACCTTAAGGAGATTTTATAATGGCTCGTAAAACTTTACTAACAGAGGGCGAACTTCGCCGCTTTATGAAACTCGCTAGCATGCGTCCGCTTGGCGAGGAGAAGATTCAAGAGATGGGGTACGGAAAAGCACCCGCTGCTCGCGATGATGAACTGGACGACGAAGGAGAAATGGACATGGGTCCACCTGATATGGGTGCGGAAGAAGCCCCTGTTGACGAATTACCCATGGACGACGAGCCAGCAATGGACGACGAACCAGCTTTAGACGCTGAACCAGAAGGTGACATGGAGCTTTCTGACGATGAAGCACAAGCAATTATCGATTTGGCCGATAAACTCCGCGCTGCAATGGGTGGCGAAGGAGAGGCTGAAGGCGAGATGGACTTGGAGCCAGAAGAACCAGAAATGGCAATGGACGCGGAACTCGAAGGAGGTGAACCCGAGCTACCCGACGAAGAGCCAATGATGGAAGGCGAAGAAGAAGAAGAAGAAAATGACGATGTCGTCGCAGAGGTGGCACGCCGTGTCGCTGAGCGCCTTCAAGCTGAGAGCAAGAAGGAAGAGATTGTCAATCAGCTTGCTGAGAGAATCATGAAGAGACTCACTAAATAACTTGACAAAAGACATCGAGCCTGTTATAATATTAACCACTAGTCTTTACTAGTGGTTAATTTTTTGGAGCATACATGGGACATATTTGGTGGCTATATCTGTTAGTTTTTGCGTTCGGGTATCTTACCTGCAAAACATTTTATTTCCTCAAGGAAATACGTCTAGGGCTTGTAATGCTCAAGATTTCACATTGTCTCTCGCTGTACACAATTGTTAGAGGGGTAGAGAGCTTGGAATATACCAAAGCTATGCGCCTTAATGAACTGCGACTCAGGGAAGAAAGCGAGCGAAATGTTAAAGCATATCAATTAAATTTTGATGCTGAGATAAAACTTTATAAAGATAAGTCGGTTAGGGAGATAATTAATATGCACCCCAAGTTTTATCGTGATCTTGTTGAGTACGATGATTGGGATTCTGCAATGCGCTTCTTGAATGAAGAAGGCATCGAGTACATAAAACACTTTATCCACAAAGAGGGAACCTAAGAAGATGATTAAAGAGATCAAAAAAGCAATCAAGACATTGCTTGAAGTAGAAGCAGAAGAGCCAAAAAACACAGCCCCACCAGATGTTGGCCAAAAGATCGTTATTCTCGATCCGTCTTCCTTGAGCGAGGAGATGCTCGCGGAAGAGCCCGATCCGATGAACACCATCGGCTTATTTTGTGATGTAACCGAAGAAAAAGTTGCAGAGGTCATTCATGGGTTGCTGTATTTGGATCACCTATACGCGAATTCAAACCCAGAGAAAAGAAAGCCAATTGATTTTTACGTGTCAACATATGGCGGCTCGGCTGACGATATGTTTTCGTTATATGATATTATGCGTAACGTGAAAGAGAATAATGAGATACACACTATCGGAATGGGCAAGGTAATGTCAGCCGGAGTACTCATCTTGGCCGCCGGAACACAAGGTAAACGCAAGATTGGCGCAAATTGTCGTGTTATGATCCACTCGGTCTTGGGCGCCAACCATGGATCACTACACAACATGATAAATGAGATGGAAGCAATCGAACAACTCCAAGACATGTATATCAGTTGCTTGGCAGCCAACACTAAAATGACAAAGTCTCAAATCAAGAAAATGCTTGAACGCAAAGTAAATGTTTATTTAACTGCCGAAGAAGCTGTCGAATTGGGCATCGCTGACATAATTATTTAAGGAGAAGAACATGTCTGAATTATCTGAGATCATAAAAGAAGAATATTTGAAAGAGGTTAGCAAACTCAATATAGGTACGCTACTGGAGATGGTTGAGGAGGTGATGTCCTCGCAAACCAACGAACCGGACGCCCCCGATGTAAGCTCTGTTTCCGACGAAGAAGCCATAGAAATGATCTTAAAAATGATCCCCAACATTGAGGTATCAGAAATCGGATGGTCAGATGTGCGTACCCCTGACGATGACGAGGCAAAAGAAATCAAAGGACCACAAAGGCAATTGCTTGAAGGTTACTTAAGCAACATTCAAGGTTCTGACTTTGCCGAGAAGATTAAAAGCGTGTCACAATTCTACACGAATGGTATCAGTATGGTTGAGGCTCAAGCAGGTGACGAAAGAACTAAAAGAATTTCCCAAGCTATCTCTTACCTTGTGTTCTATAAAACTTTAACAAAAGTTATCACAAACTTTAACGCGTCGTCTGCGGGCTTCAGCTTTGAATCGTTCTTGGCAGCACTCGTAAATGGTTATCAGATTCCAGCCAATACAGGCACAATTGCCGACTACGTAGACAGATCTACTGGCGAAGAAATCCCAGTCAGTCTTAAGCTATATAAAGAAGGCAATCTAGAGGTTGGTGGTAGCTATACAGATCTTGTGAGAGATCTGATCGAACCCAAATGGCCAGGCGCCATTGACGGAGCAATGCGCTACGTCGTTTGCACGAAGACTCTATCTGGCGACGATCTAGAACAAGAAGGGCGGATTGATTTCTATCAGTTTGATATTAGCCTTAAAAATGTTATGAATATCATTGCTTCTTCGAAAGAAAAATCACAGCAGTGCATTAGGATCCCTAAAGAGATTGCCAGCGCTCTCAAAGCCGGCAGAGTTGATGGTCTCAGTATGTCCAACACACTCCCCGGTGAAGCCAACTTACCAAGCGCCGAGGATTTAGAAAAATTATTCATAAAATATCTTAATGCGATTTTAACTCAAAAAGAAATAGCACTTTCGCAAATGCAATCACAACAGTTACTCCAAGCGCTCGATTATGGTAAAAAAGACGACTTATTTAAAGATTGGACACCCAAGTTAGGTGATGAAAAGGTTAATAAAGGTGTGGTGAGAGGACGCTCTTCAATTAATAAAGAATATGTCAAAGATATTACAAAAGATTTTGATTGGAATTCGCCCTTAACATTGCCTGATGGTAGAACACTACGATCCGATGCATTAGCCACCATTGTTGTTGGAGCCAATAATGCCGTAGTCGATGATCAAAAGAAGCAAAAACTAGCAGACAAACGCAGCCAGGAGATTAAACGTATGGTTGCCGAAGGTGAATTTTTAAGCCCAGAAGAGTCAGCAAAAGCATACACTGATATGGGTGACCGCCAAAGAAGGGTTGCGTTGGAAAATAGTTGGGGCTATCTCACAAGGGGTCACTTTTCTCTTAATCAAAAACAGGCGATAAATCAAGGGCCACCCACGAGCACACTGAATATAGGCTCTATTAATGTTGGTCGCGAAGAGGTTGCGAAGGTAGTCGGCAATATTAGAGAGATCCTGAACGAAGAAGTAATGGAGATTTTCCAGTCCCTTAAGATCCTTTCAGACAGTTTAAATACGTTCTTCGCCGGCGGCCTTGAGAACGATTCCTTGGCTAGCGCTTCTGTTGAAAACGCAAATAATATTAGTTCCAAAGAAATCTTAAAAACTAAGAAATAGTGCTTGACATTTTAGTGTTTCGGGGCTATAATAAAGAATAACTATAAGAGGTGTCAATGTCCAGACAATATTCGGATAACCAAACATTACAGCAGAAAATTATTAGAGGAGC